AGAAGGAGTTCCTTCTAATAAACAAAACAGATAAAAATATATTCATAGTATGAAGAAAGATTTAGAACTTATAGAATTTAAAATAGATGAAGAGAATGCTTTAAGAGCAGTATCTATTGTTAAAGACCCAGCAATTGAAAAATCATTTCAGTTATTCAAAGCGGCTAACCTACATGATAATTGTAAGTGTGAAATAGTTGATGGTGTTCTTAAAACAGAACCAACAGCATGTGAATATTGTAAAGATAAGGCTAAAATGAATAGCTTCAAATCTGTTGTTGAAAAGAAACAAATCACAGGGCCAGTCATGATACCAAATATACCTATCCTTAGAATGAAGGATAATGGTGAATACTATAATTGCTGGTTCAGTGAAGAAACTATTGTAAAAGCATCTTCTATTTACCTTAAAAACTCTAACCATACCTCAGCAAACTTTGACCATAAACAATTATTTACAGAAGATGTTTATGTAATTGAAAGTTGGGTTGTTGAAGACCCAGAATTAGATAAATCAAAAGCATTAGGATTCACTGATGTTGTAAAAGGAACTTGGTTTATGACTTATAAGGTTGATAATGATAATCTATGGGAAGATATAAAGAAAAATGGATTCACCGGATTTAGTATAGAAGGTATATTCGGTCAGTATGAGAAACAATTAAAAGAACAAGAACTGGTTAATAAAATCAAATCTGTTCTTCTATCAAATATACCTGAAACTGATAAGGAATCAATGATTAGAAAAATTATTTATACAAAATAGTATATTATATATTAATAAGTATAAACAACAAAAAGTAAATTAACATATGAGTTTAATAGACAAAGTAAAAGCACTTTTCGAAGCACAAGAACCAGTTATAATGGCTGAGACAATCTTCGTAAAGACAGAAGATGGTAAAATCTTTTTGGTTAAATCACCAACATTAGCACTTGATTCTGAAATCGTTATGGTTGATGAGGCTGGAACAGAACAACCAATCGAAAATGGAGATTATATTTTAGAAGATAAGTCTACTCTATCTATTTTAGATGGTAAAATTGCTGAGATAGCAACAGCAGAAGAAGAAGTTACTGACGAAGAAGCACCAGTTGAGGCTGAACAAGTTGAATTAGAAGCTTTACCAGCAGGTGATTACACACTAGAAAATGGAGATGTTATTACAGTTGATGAAAATCAAGTTGTTATTAACTGGGTAAAAGCTGAGGTGGTTACAGAAGAAGCACCAGCACAAGAGATGGAAGTCGCTAATGTTGAATTGTCAGCACTAGAAGCAAAAGTAAAAGAATTAGAATTAGCAATTGAAGCAAAGGATAATGAAGTTAAAGTTGCTAAGGAAGCTTTTGATAAATTGAAATCACAACCAGCAGTAAAACCAATCAATGTAAAGAAATTTGAGAAGGAAGTAACACCTTCTAAAACTAATAAAGGTAACAATATGTTAAATAGAGTTATCAATATAACAAACAAGAAATAATCCGAAAGGGTAAATAAAAAAATATAAAAAAATATGGCATTAGATGTTTCAGCTTTAACAGCATATACTGACGAAATCAGTTCTGGCTTAGCAAAAGAAATTATACTTTCAGCTAACACCGTTCAAGGTGATTTAGTATCAAGAAAGTATGGTGTATATGGTGATACTTTCAAGTTGAACTATGTAAAATCTACAATGGTAGGTACAAACGCATTATGTAATAACACTGACGCAGGTTCAACAATCCTTGCACAAGGTTCTATCTCAATGTGTCCAATAACTTTTCCACAATCAATCTGTTTAGATACTCTTAAAGGGTACTGGTATGATTTCGAAATGGAAAGAAAATACGATTCTGAAAACTTAGGTACATTCAGAGAAGTTTTCGCAGCTAACAAAATGGAAGCTATCGCAAAAGAATTAGACGTAATCGCTTGGCAAGGTAACACTGGCTTAACTGCTTCTTCTAACTTACAACTTTGTAATGGTTTCTTAAAAACTGCAGTAGATTTAACAGGTGAGATTACTCTAACAAGAGCTACTATGTCAACAGCTAACTCAGTTGCTTATATCGATTCAATCATCGCTTTAATTCCAGCAGAGATTTTAGACAAAGCTAACATCTACTTATCACCAAGAGATTTCCAAGTATATCTTACAGGTTTAAGAGCAGTTAACTTATACAACTACAACACACAGGCAGAAGGTGTTAAATCTATCCTTCACCCAGGTTCTATCGGAACAACTGTTCACTCAGTAAATGGTATGTCAGGTGTCGCTTCTGGAACATTCTTAGCAACTAACAAAGAGAACATCGTTCTTGCTTTTGGTGCTGATAACGAATTATCATTCAACATGTGGTATTCAATGGACTTACAAAAATTATTATTAAACTCTAAAACTAAAATGGGAACTGGTTTTTACTTTCCTGAATTAGTTGTAAGAAGTGCATAATCACAACAAACTATAATATAAAGGGCTTCGGCCCTCTTATATTAAAACAAAATTAAAAAACAAACTATGGCGTGTATATTAAACAATGGTTGGTTACTAGGGTGTCGTGATAACACAGGTGGAGTTCAAGAGATTTATATCAAAGCATATAGTGCTACCGCAAGTTACACTTATGATATCAATGGACAAGTGGCTACGGCTTCTGTTGCAGAGACTTTTTATAAGTTCGAACAAACATCTGAGGTTGCTGAGTTCACACAAGAAGGACAGCATTCACTAGAAAACGGTACCAACTTTTGGAATCAAAATGTAAATATGGTGTTTCATAAATACCAAGCATCTTTAAGAGACTTAATCTATGTATTAGCTCAAAAAGAAGTACTAATAATAGTAAAAGACCAAAACGGAAACTACTTTATGATTGGAGAACAAAACGGTGCAAACCTTATCGCTTCTTCTGCTAATGTAGGTAAAGCATATGGAGATATGAACGGTTCAACAATTGGCTTCCAAGCTAAGGAACCAACACCAGCTAGACAATGTTCAGCAGGTTATATAGCTTCTTTAACATTGGTTTAATCAGACAATTAAACTAGAACTAAAACACCAGCAGTCCTTGTTGGTGTTTTTTTATTAAACAAAATTGATAATTATATATTAATAAGAAACAATAAAACAATATGATTTTACTAAACTTAGGAATTAATCAAATGTATCTGACTATCAGTGAGTTAAACACGATTAATAACCCTATATATTATATAGATTTTATTGATGAAACCGTTAAAGACACTAAAAGAGTTACTATAACAGACACATCTTTATACGCAAACAGATATAACCAATTCCAAATAGAAGTAACAGGAACATACTCATATGAAAGCCTTACTCAATCAATAGTATATCTTAACCAAGGAAAACATATATACAATGTCTATACTTTTGATGGAACAGCCTCTTATGAACTATGTGAAACAGGTATAGCTAAGGTAAATTGGGATGGATATGAAGTAACACCTTATTCAGATAATATAGCATTAAGCACCACATTTTCTTCTTACTCAGATAGAATGTTAAATTAAAATAAATAATAAATATGACAGATAATATAGTAGGTAATAACCCAATAATGAGATTTGGGAGACAAGAAATAGGAACACCTATCGCTAGTGAATACTTTGGAACTAATAAATGGATTTCATTTGGAGCAAACAATGACTTTCCACAAGAACTTATTCGTCTATACCAAAACGCATCCTCTTTACACACAGCTCTAATCGATAGAAAAGTTGATATGATATGTAGTCAAGGATTCGAGATATTAACACCATTCCTATTAAATGAATACTCAAAGGATGATGGTAATATATTAGCAAGAAAGGTCGCTTATGATGAAATCATATTTAACGGATTCTATCTTAATATAATTTTTAGTAAAGATGGTAAATCCGTATCACAAATAGAACATCTACCATATGAGAAGATGAGAGTTGCTAAATGTGATGAAGAAAGGGATGAAATACCAGGATATTATTTTTCAAAAGACTGGTTAAATAGAAACAGAAAAGAAAACAAACCACTATTCATACCAGAATATAATGAAGAATTAGATAGAAAAGAATATCCATCACAAGTAATGTTCTTCAAGACATATTGTCCGGGACTAGACTACTATACTTTACCTTCTTATAACTCAACTCTTAACTGGTTAAAACTGGATTATGAGATTTCAACATACCACTTAAAGAATGTTCAAAATGGTCTAATGCCAGGTATGATTATAGTTAATAAATCAGGAATTCCAACAGCAGAAGAGAGAAGACAAATATATGATGACACTAAACGTAATTTAGCAGGAGCTGATAACGCAGGTGATTTCATTATGGTATATGCTGAGACACCAGACAAAGCACCAGAGTTTATACCAGTTCAATTAAATAGTTCCGACCAAAGATTTAAGGACTTAATGGTTCAAATCGATAGTACTATTATGAGAAGTCACAAATTTACGTCGAGTATAGCAGGAATTGAAGTAGCTGGTAAGCTTGGGACATCACAAGAGATAACAGAACAATTACAATATATTCAAAACACCGTTATAACACCAGTTCAATTCAAGATAGAGAATGCTTTTATGAAGATTGCTAAGATAAATGGTATAGAAGACCAACTTAAACTTAAAAAGTATGTCATCTTTGACGAAGCAACTCTAACACAGGCTAAATTATCTGATGAGGGAGTTCAAAAAATTAAATTAATATAATGGCTAGTGAGAACCGCAACCCGTTTATAAGCGTACAATACCTTAGAGCTAACTCTATCATAAATGACAACGTTGATGCTAACGTTCTTTTACCTATTATTAGAATGGCTGAAAGTAAGTATGTTCAACAAGTTATAGGAAGTAACCTATATGTAAAACTAGTTACAGATGCTAACGCATTTACTATAACAGGTAATTATCAAATCCTATTAGAAGATTATATTATACCAGTCCTTTTACAATACTCGGTATATGAATCCGTTCCTTTTATGGCTTATAAATTTAGAAATAAAGGAATCCAAAAACAAAGTGGTGATAACTCAGAACCAGCTGACCTAACAGAACTTACTTATATAAGAGATAATGTCTTACAAACAGCACAATTCTATTCAGAGAGACTATCTAAATACTTAATTAATAACGCAACTCTTTTTCCAGAGTACCAGTCCTCAACAACAGACCTGAACCCAAATAGTCAATCATACTTTAACGGTATTCATATACCTAATAGATATGGTATAAGATGTATAGGTGACCCAGGTGGTGAGATAAATTTATAATTATAATATGATAACAGAAATACTTAATAGCCTTATTAAATTAAGTCCATTAGTGGCATCATTATCACTTTTTATATATTATCTTTATCAGAAGAATAAAGACTTGGATAAATCTGTAATTAAAAAAGACGAAGAGATAAAAGAATTAAACCTTTATATCAGAAAGAATGATAAGGATAACCAAGTCATATTAAGTCAAGTGGCATCAACCTTAGATAAGGTTATAGAACAAGAAAGGTCAGATACAGAAGATATAAAAAACCATATTGAGTTATTGATATATAAAATAAAAAATGGCCAATGACAAAGACACCAAGTGAGTTGAGAGAAGAGATTTTCAAGAAACTAATACAATATCACGCAAAGAAATCTCGTAAGAAGAAGGAGA